TCACGGTCTATCGCGAGCGGCTAGGCGGTCCGCTATCTCGAACTCGAGCGAACGCTCCCCGGTGAGAATGAACTGACCGTCAACGCCGAGCTTCGCTGCGTCGGCCAGCCATTCGGCGCTGACGCGCCTCTGCCCGTTTTCGTATTTGCGCAGTCCCTCTCGTGATATGCCCGTCAACCGCGCGAAGGCGCCGCTACTCAAGCCCAATCGTTCACGCTCGGCGCGGAGGTTCGTCGCAATGTTGATTCTCGTTTCGACGTTCATGTCGCTCCTCTTCCTGTGGGTTCCTTCATGGTCAGGCCGCCTCGTCGTCGTAGGTGCCGGGCCAGAGTTCATCGATGGAATGGCCCACGATCTGCGCAATAGCCTCGGCAATTCGCCTCGACTTGCTCCGACCCTGTACGACGAACGTGACGGCCCCCTTGGTCACGCCCAGCCGGCGCGCTAGAACGGCCTGGGAAACGCCGGATTTCTTCAGCGCGGCTTGGATGTCGGCTGCGTGCAAAGTGGCGGCTATACTCGTTAACTAAACTGGTTCGATTATGTCCAGTTAACTGGACATTGTCAACGAGGATCTGCACGTGTCCGTTGGGCAACGCCTCAAGGAGGAGCGGAAGCGCTTGCGTTTGACCCAATCAGGCATGGCCGAAGTGGGCGGCGTGAGCCGTAGCTCACAGGCTTACTTCGAGGCAGGTACCCACGTTCCCGGGGGCGCCTATCTGATCGCGGTCGCGAGTGCCGGTGTCGACGTTCAATACGTCCTTACAGGCACCAGGTCAGGAGGCAACCGATGTGCGGATTCAAAGGAGGGGGCGAGGTCTCCCGATGAGCGTGCGGCGCTGGAACTCTACCGTGGGCTTTCGGAAGCGGACCGCGCCCGCGCAAAGGAGATGTTGGTTACGCTGGCGTCAGCGAAAATGAAAAGGGACAAGACCGCCTGACAAACAAGAGGACGAGTCTATGAAGCTGCTTACTGCATCGCTGTTATTGATCGGCTTTTTTCCGCTGATGGCGGTTGCGGCTGATCTGACAGTGGACCAGAAGAAAGAACTGACGGTCTTCGGCATGAAAGCGATGGGCTTAAGCGTTGGAGTAGCTGACGTCAAGAACGTGTTGTCCATTCAGGAGATCGAGCAGATGGTCGCGACCGGCCTGAACTTGAACAGCTTGCTCTGCGCGCAGATCACGGCCATCAGAGCGCTCCAGGTTAAGAGCACTTATGAAGTCACCTGCATCGCATATCGCGGTGGAACGGCTCAGAAGAGCTACGTCGTCGACTCGCTGAAAGGTGTTGCTTTCGTTCCGTGATGAATATCGCGATCTACACGACGTGATACGCTGATCGTCCCACGCTGTCCGCCTCTCCGGGTGCAGCGTTGCACCCTTAACGCTGTTCCCCTCGCCGCGCACGATGCCCGGTCATGTGCGCCGCCAATCCGCACTCCGCCGGGCCGTGATTCATCTCCCGCACCTGCGCGACTACGTGGTGCGCCCCACGCTCGAGGCGCTCGAGCTGTGGTCTGACGCCGCCGAGCGGCTCGTCCTCGGCACCGCCGCGCACGAATCCAACCTCGAGTACCTCGAACAGGTCACCGGAGCGAACGACACCACGCTCGGACCCGCGCTCGGTCTGTACCAGATGGAGCGCGCGACGTATGTCGACCTGGTGAACCGGGTCATTCCGCTCTGGGCGCGTCGATCACCGCGACGGCGCTGGATCGATCTCTATTTCGAGATGATGCCGCATAGGTTCGCGGTGGAGCTGCGAGGCTGGCCGCCCGAGCGGATGGTCGGCGATCTGTATCTCGCGACGGCCGCCTGCCGGATCCGCTACTGGATCGTGCCCGAAGCACTGCCCGCTGCTGATGACGTCCCGGCGCTCGCTTCCTATTGGAAGCGCCACTACAACACGCTGAGGGGAAAGGGGCGCGTCGATGACTGGATCCGACACTACGAGCGGCTGGTGCTGCCGCACTACTGACGGAGTGACCGCTGATGAATCTACTAAGAAAATCGAGCGACGTGTTCGGATTCCGGTTGGATGATCTGCGTCGGAACATCCGAGAGTTCTTCAACGTCCTGTGGTATGCGTGGCTCTCTTTCGTCCTTGTAGTAGCCATGCTGGTGTTACTGTTCGGCTGCGCGCAGTTGGCGGGGTTGCCCGACGCGGAGCATCAACTCCGCATCTTCGAGGGCGACGCCATGATCGAGGGCGGCACCATCGCCTCGCCCGTCGACGGCGCCGCGTCAGGGCACGGCTGTATCGTGAGTCAGCTCGGCCAGGTGGACGCGGCGGTCCTCTACCAGGGCGAGAAGTGTACGGTCAGCGCCCCGTGCGAAGGCTGCGCGAGGGACGCCGCCGCCCGATCGCCGCCCGAGTGACGAGCGATGCACGTGCTCGGGATCAACGGCGTCGGCACCGACGGCAGCGGCACGACGGATACGCTGCTGCAAACGCTCGAGCTGCTCGGCCACACCGCGGTTGACTGCAACTACCGGGAAACCCGCCTCGGCCGGTTCCAGACCTACGACCGCGGCCGCCAGTTCGCCGACGCCGTCCAGATCGCGCGCCGATATTGGCCTGCCGGCGGCTGCGTCGTCGTCGCCCACTCGAGAGGGTGCCTGGTCGCCTGGCGCATGTGGGAACTCGGCTATCTCTGCACGGCGGCGTTCCTGTTCCGCCCGGCGATGAACCGCGACTTCTTCCTCCCGCGCGGGCAGCACCGCGTCGTCTGCATCCACTCGCCGCAGGACCGGGCGATCAAGTGGGGCAAGCGGCTGCCGTTCAACGATTTCGGCGACGCCGGCCGCTTCGGCTTTCTCGATGAGCGGATCGAGAACATCGAGGCGCCGGTCTACAGCGAGCGGGAGTTCTGGCGGCACAACGACGACTTCCTGTACCCGCAGGTCGACCAGTGGGCGGTGTTCATTCACAGGCGCCTGGAGCGGCTGTGAGCGGCGATGGCTGACACTGCGGACGCCGCGCAGGCGTACCAGGAACGGATGAACGCGGCGGCTCTCGCCGCGTTCAGTTGGCGGGCCGGGGAGCGGCCGCTCGTCGTCGGCGGGCGGCGGCTGTGCGTCTGCTGCCGCGTGCGGCTCCCGGCCGGGCGGCTCGGGGCGGTACCGGAGGCGGTGCGGTGCGTCGATTGCGAACAGGCACAGGAGGAGGCGAGAGGTGGATTACGCAGCGCTTAATTTCTGGTTGCACGGCTTGGAGTTCGTGCTGCTCGGGGTCATCGGGATCCACGGCTGGGTGGTCTCCCGTGATCGGGTGACCCGCGCTGCCATCAACCGCGTCGACGAGAAGGTCGACAAACTGGATAAGCGCGTGGCCGAGCGTGTCGACACGCTGGAAGATCGCGTGCTGGTCATCGAGCAGCAGATCCCGAGCGATGAGAAGTGGCGGGAGCTGTACACCCGGCTCGGCACCGCCGAGCAGAAGATGAGCGCGCTCACGGAAAAGCTCGAGGCGACCGACAACCTGCTCGATACCGTCCACCAGCATTTGCTCGATCAGGGGAAATGACGATGAGTTACCGGGACGCCGTCGACGCCGATCGCCGCCTGGTGGTGCTGAAGCTCCTCGAGGCGGCGGGCGGCTACCGCGCGAACGCGCACCTCCTCCAGAGCGCACTCGAGGGCTTCGGGCATTCGGTGTCCCTCGATCGTGTCTGCGCCGATCTCGACTGGCTGGCGGAACAGGGGCTGCTCACGGTCGAGCACACGGGCAGCGTTGCCATCGCGACCCTGTCGCAGCGCGGACTCGACGTCGCCGCCGGCCGCAGCCGCGTCACCGGCGTGAAACGACCGCGTCCAGGGGGCTGAGATGGGCCGCAAATCGAGCATCGCGCAGCTCGACCCTGAGATCCGCGAGGCGGTGGATCGCGCGATCCGGGAGGGCCGCGCGACCAACGCCGAGATTGTCGCGCTCATCAACGCAATGGGCGCCCAGGTCTCGGAGAGCGCGGTCACGCGCTATGCCCGCAGCGCGCGGGAGCAGATGAAGGTGTTCCGCGAGGCGCAGGAGATCGCGAAGGTGTGGGTGGGAAAGCTCGGCGAGGATCCGGAAAGCGACGTCGGGCGGCTGGTGACCGAGATGCTGCGCACCGTCGCGTTCCAGCAGCTCGGGGAGCTGCGTGAAAACCCGGACAAGCGGGCGATGGAGACCATGCTGCTCGCCAAGGCGCTCGACCATACGGCGCGCGCCCGGAAGATCGATACGGATCTGATCCTCCGTCTGCAAAAGGAGGTCGCCGCCAAAGCGGCCGCGAAGGTCAAGGAGGTGGCCCGCGAGGGCGGTCTCACCGCGGACCAGCAGGAGCGCCTCTATAAAGAGGTGCTGCGGATCGTGGCGTGAATCAGGGCCTCCTGCTCGGCTATCAGCAGCGCTGGGTGGCGGACAAGTCGCCGCTCAAGGCCTGCGAGAAGGGACGGCGCACCGGCATCACGTGGGCGGAGGCCTCCGACGACGTCATACTCGCCGCCTCGAGCCGCGAAGCCGGCGGCATGAACGTCTACTACTTCCCGCAGGCGAAGGAGGACTCGATCGAGTACATCGAGACGTGCGGGAAGTGGGCGCGGGCGTTCGACAAGGTGTGCTCGGAGGTGGAGGAAGGCGATTGGGAGGAGGAGCTCGGCGAGGTGCTGGCGGCCGACGATCCCGACAAGTCGATCAAGACCTACAAGATCACCTTCGCCTCCGGGCATCGCATCGTGGCGCTGTCCTCGGCGCCGAGCCGTGCCCGCGGCAAACAGGGCGTGTTCGTGCTCGATGAAGCGGCGTTCCACCCGAACCTCAAAGGCGTGTTGAAAGCCGTGATGGCCTCGTTCCTGCGCGGCGGGCGGATCCGCGTCATCAGCACGCACGACGGCGAGCTGAACCCCTTCAACGAGCTGATCGAGGAGCTGCGGGCCGGCCGGCGGCTCGGCACCGTGCATCGCATCCCCTTCCGCGAGGCGGTCGCCGAGGGCATGTACCGGCGGATCTGCGAGGTCAACGGCGAGCCCTGGACGCAAGAGAAGGAGGACCAGTACGTCGCCGACGCTTACGCGCTCTACGGCGATGATGCGGCGGAAGAACTCGACGCCATCCCCGCGCAGGGTGAAGGGGCGTACCTGCCGCGCGTGTTGATCGAAGGGGTGATGCGGCGGGACATTCCGATCGTGCGCTGGTCGCAGCCCTCGAGCTTCGCGGAGCTGCCGAAGCACATCCGCGAGGGCGAATGCCGGGACTGGTGCGACGACAGTCTCGGCCGCATCCTCGAAGCGCTCGATCCGCACCTCGATCACTTCTTCGGCTCCGACTTCGCGAGGACCAGCGATCTGAGCGTCTTTTGGCCGTTGCAGCAGACCCGGATGCTCGACCTCGCGACGCCCTTCCTGCTCGAGATGCGCAACATTCCCTTCGAGCAGCAGAAGCAGGTCCTGTACTACGCCGTCGAGCGTCTGCCGCGCTTCCAGGCGGGCGCGATGGACGCCCGCGGCAACGGCCAGTACCTGGCCGAGGTCGCGATGCAGAAGTTCGGGCCGACGCGCATCGCGCAGGTCATGCTGTCGGCCGAGTGGTACCGCCAGCACATGCCGCCCTTCAAGGCGGCGTTCGAGGACCGCACCTTGTCGATCCCACGCGACGCCGACGTCATGGCGGACCTGCGCGCGATCCGGCGGGAGAAGGGGATCGCCAAGGTCCCCGACGACGCGCGGGTCAAAGGCGCCGACGGCCGCGATCGTCACGGCGACTCGGCCGTCGCCCTCGCGCTCGCCACCTACGCCGTGCGCGAGATGGAGCCCGCCAGCATCGAGTACACCTCCGTGCCCTCGAAGAGCGAACGGTGGGAGCGCGCCGGCGCCGGCGATCTGGACGACCTCTACGAGGACATCGCCATCGAGGGCGAAGGCGCGTGGTAGCCACTCAGGAGTGATTTATGCCGAGTATCGTTGACGTTCATGGGAATCCGATCAGCTCCGGCGATCTGCGCGAGCGCCAGACCGCGCAGGTCGCCTCGCTCCTGCACGACTTCGCGACACACCCCTCCCGCGGCCTCACGCCCGGCAAGCTCGCGCGCATCCTGGAGGCGGCCGAGCGCGGCGACATCCAGGCGCAGTGCGATCTGTTCGAGGACATGGAGGAGAAGGACGGCCACATCTTCGCGGAGATGAGCAAACGCAAGCGTGCGCTCCTCGGCTTCCCGTGGGACATCGAGCCGCCTGCCAACGCATCGAGCGTCGAGACGCGCAACGCCGAAGAGGTGAAGGCGCTGCTCTCCGGCGTCGAGATGGAGGACGTGATCTTCGACGTCGCCGACGCCATCGGCAAGGCGTTCGCGTGCCTCGAGATCGAGTGGCACACCGTCGAGCGCAAGCTCGTGCCGAAGTCGATCGAGAGCCGCCCGCAGCGGTGGTTCCAGGTGGCGGAGAACACCAACGACATTCGCCTGCGCGATCACTCCGTCGACGGCGCCGAGCTGATCCCCTTCGGATGGCTCGTGCACATCCACAAGGCCCGCAGCGGCTGGCTCGCGCGCTCGGGCCTGCACCGCACGCTCGCCTGGCCGTACCTGTTCAAGAATTTCGCAGTGCGGGATCTCGCGGAGTTCCTCGAGATCTACGGGCTGCCGCTGAGACTCGGGAAATATCCGAACGGCTCGGGGAAGGAGGAGAAGGCGACGCTCCTCAAGGCGGTGATGCAGATCGGGCACGACGCCGCCGGCATCATCCCCGAGGGCATGTCGATCGATTTCCTCGAGGCCGCCAAGGGCCAGAAAGATCCGTTCGAGTTCATGGTCGACTGGTGCGAGCGCACGCAGAGCAAGGTCATCCTCGGCGCGACGCTGACCAGCCAGACCGATCAGGGATCGGGCGCCTACGCGCTCGGCAGCGTGCACATGGAAGTGATGCGCGACCTGGTGCTCTCGGACGTGCGGCAGATCCGCACGGCGATCACCAAGCACCTGGTCTACCCGGTCGCTGCGCTGAACCTCCCGGGCATGACGCCCGAGCGCGCGCCGCGCTTCGTGTTCGACACCGAGCAGCCGGAGGACATCAAGCTCTATTCGGAGTCGCTGCCGGCACTGGTCGATGTGGGCGTGCAGATCCCGAGTCGCTGGGCGAGCGAACGGCTCGGGATCCCGGAGCCGCAGGCGGGCGAGGCGATCCTCCAGCGCACCACCTCCGCTGCGGCGCCGATGGAAACGCTGCGCACCGCGCTCGCCGTCCTGCGCAACGGCGGCGTCCGCGATCCGGATCTCGCCGAGCGTCTCGCCGATCGGCTCGAGGCCGAAACCGGCGCGGCGGTCGACCGGCTCATCGAGCCCATCAAGCGCCTGGTCGACGGGGCCGAGTCGCTGGAGGCGGTGCGCGACGGCCTGGCCGCCCTCTACCCGCAGATGGACGAGTCGGCGTTCGCCGAGACGCTGCGGATCGCGCTCGCCGCGGCCAATCTCGGCGGCCGCTACGAGGGCCTCGAGGACCTCGGTTGACGGCCCCGTAAATGCCCGTCAAGTACGGCTCGCTGCCGTTCGAAGAGCAGACCGCGTTCTTCCGCGCCAAGCTCAACGTCCCGACCGAGCGCTTCACCGACGTCTGGGGCGATCAGCACGACACGAGCTTCATGGTGGCGGGCGCGATGAAGGCGGATCTGCTGCACGATCTGCGCGAGGCGGTCGATGCCGTCATCGCGGACGGCATCACGCTCGCGCAGTTCCGCAAGGATTTCGATCGCATCGTCGCGGCGCACGGCTGGCAGTACAAGGGCAGCCGCGGCTGGCGCACGCGCGTCATTTACGAGACGAATCTGCGCACGAGCTACGCGGCCGGGCGCTACGCGCAGTTGACCGATCCGGATCTGCTGCGCTCCAGACCGTTCTGGGAGTACCGCCACAGCGACGCGGTCACGCATCCCCGCCCGCTGCACGTCTCCTGGGACGGCCTGGTGCTGCGCCATGACCACCCGTGGTGGGGGGCGCACTGGCCCCCGAACGGGTGGGGCTGCCAGTGCCGCGTGTTCGCGCTGTCCGAGCGCGATCTGCGCCGCCGCGGCAAGAGCGGCCCGGATGAGGCGCCCGACGACGGCATCGTCGAGCACGTCGACCGCGTCACCGGCGAGGTGCACCGCGTGCCGGCCGGGATCGATCCGGGTTGGGACTACACGCCGGGGCGCAGCGTCGCCGAGACGGTGCGCGCGCAGATCAATGCAAAGGCCGGACGCCTGCCGGCCGATCTACAGCAATCGCTCGCACGGCGCCTGGATGCTCTGCCGCCAGCGCCACCGGCGCCGCCTCCGCGGCTCCCGCCGCTGCCAACCTTCTCGACCGTCGCCGGCGTCGACGAGGACGGGCTGCTCGAGGCACTACGCCGCATGGACCACGCCCGCGCGGAAGTCTCGATGCTCGCGCGCTTTCTCGAGCGCGAGCCGGTGCGCACGCTGGCCGTGCGCCCGGTTCAGATGGCGGGCGGCCAGCAGTCCTCAGCGCTCGCGGATGAGGTCGCGGGGTTTATCGGACGATCCCCGCTCGAGGCCTACTTCGCGTACGTCGATCCGCAGTGGCGGATCTCCAATGGCTGGAGCACGCCGGCGTTCGGGACGGTGACCCTCAAGGTGCGTCCGAGCGCGCGCCTCGAACGGCTCGAGCCGCGGGCGCTCGCCGAGACCGTGGAACGGGCGGTCGAGCGTGCGCGCGCACAGCGCGCCGGCTGGAGCTTGCGCGAGCTGTTCGATGAGCGCTACGCGCCGGCACAGCCGGGGCTGCTCGTGACCTGGCTGCACGAGGTCGCCCACTTCGTGCACCAGGCGGCCCGCGCGCCGGCGGTGCCCCGGGGTTTGCCGTCATTGACCCGATACGCGACCCGCGACGCCATCGAGTGGCACGCGGAGCACGTGGCGGCGTGGGTGCTCAACCGGCCCGCGCTGGCAGTCTGGGACTCCGCGGTCGCGGCCTATATAGAAGAGTTGCTCGAACGTGCTATAAATGCCCGTGGAGGACGTCCCTGAATGGCGAGCCGGGCGTTTGAAGAGGCGTGGGAGCTGATGGGCATGAATCCGCTGCCACCCGACATCGTGGAGCGCATGCGTGCGCTGCGGGCGCAGATCACCGATCCGGTGGAGGAACAGCGCTTCGGCGATCTGTGGGCGAGCCTGCGCTGGCAGCGTCCCCTCGAGACCCGCCCGCCGGCACCCCCGGGTCTCGGCTGAACCGATGGCCGGCGCGACCATCGAAGTCCAGATCGACGATGCGGCCGTCATCGAGCGGCTGCAACGGTTGTCCCGGATCGGCGACGTCGACCCGGCGCTCGAGGACTTCGGCACGTACCTGCTCGACTCTCACGAGTTCCGGTTCCAGCTCGAGGTCTCGCCGGAGGGCGAGCCGTGGGAGCTGCTGAACCCCGCCTACCGGCGCCGCAAGCTCGCGGCCGGCGGCCCCGACCGCATCCTCACCTTCAGCGGCGATCTGCGCGAGACGCTGCGCTACCAGGTCGGGGGCGGGGAGCTTCGGTTCGGCACCGATCGCCCGTACGGGGCGACCCACCAGTTCGGCGATTTCGATCGCGGCATTCCGGCCCGGCCGTTCCTCGGCCTGTCCGAAGATGATGAGGCGGAACTCGCCGACATCCTCCAGGCGCATCTCGACCGTCTCGCCGACGGCTGAGCTGCGCACATTCCGCGAAAATCACGGATCCTGCGTTAAACGCGCCCTGAGCGGCGATCGGGTCGATCCCGCGGGGACAGTACCAGCGCGATCGGTTTGATATCGATTTAATCAAGCTACGGCGTTTTTAATCAAGGTCCCCGGGCAGAGGGGCGGCGGGGATCGCCCCGAACGGCCGGCAGAGTGACTACGCAGAAGGTCGAGATTCAAACTGAGGCACTACCCGACCGTCACGTCGATGGCTGAGACTGCGCACATTCCGCGAAAATCACGGATCCTGCATTAAACGCGCCCTGAGCGGCGATCGGGTCGATCCCGCTGGGCAAGTACACAGGACGTTTTTTTAAACACGCTGCGGCGTTTTTAAACAAGGTCCCGGGCAAAGGGCCGGCGGGGGGATCGCTGGATCTCGCGTTCGGGCACGGTGTAGGCTGCCGCCGTCCCCGCACTCCGCCCTCCGGGTGCAGCCCTGCACCCTTACCCGCGGCGCCCGACTCGATCAGCATACGCCGCTGTCATGGCAGCGCGCATTGCGATCGCCGCGTACGTCGCCGAGGTCAAGGCGCCCGCCGGCGAGATCCACCTCCTCCCGGCCGGCGAGTTCCGCTCGCGCGACGGCCGTCCCAAGGAAGCGCCCGCCTGGCGGCTTGACGTGGCCATCGCCAAACGTGTCATCGCCGCGTTTGCCGCCCGCCGCAACCCCACCGTCATCGACTACGAGCACCAGACGCTCAAGGTCGAGGAGAACGGTCAGCCGGCGCCGGCGGCGGGGTGGTTCGGGGGGCTCGAATGGCGGGAGGGTCGAGGTCTCTTCGCCACCGACGTCCGCTGGACGCCCCGGGCGCGGGAGATGATCGCCGCCGGCGAGTACCAGTACCTCTCCGCGGTGTTCACCTTCACGAAGGGCACCGGCGAGGTGCTCGAGATCCTGCACGCCGGCCTCACCAACGTGCCCGCCATCGACGGGCTCCAGGCGCTCGCTGCCGCCCGGTTCGCAACCCAACTCAACGAGGACACCGACATGAACGAGGAACTCCTGAAGCTCCTGGGTCTCGCCGCGGGCAGCGCGCCCGAGGCGGTGATCGCCGCCCTCAAGGCGAAGCTCGATGCGCTCGCCGCGAAGGACACCGAGATCGCGGCGTTGAAGACCGGTCAGGGCGATCCCGATCCGGCGAAGTTCGTGCCGGTCAAGGTCGTCGAAGATCTGAAGAAGCAGCTCGCGGCGCTCAAGGCGGCCGGCGAGGGCAACCCCGATCCGGCGAAGTTCGTGCCGGTGCAGGTCGTGGAGGATCTCAAGAAAGAGATCGCCGCGCTCTCCAAGCGCCTCAACGACGGCGACCTCGAGGAAATGATCGCGAACGCGCTCGAGCAGAAGAAGCTGCTGCCCGCGCAGGAGAAGTGGGCGCGCGAGCTGGGGGCCAAGGACCTGGCGGCGCTGAAGAGCTATCTCGACCAGGCGCAGCCGATCGCGGCGCTGCGTGGCACGCAGACGAGCGGCAAGCAGCCCGCGGGCGGCGGCCTCGAGCTGACGGACGAGGAGCTCGCCATCTGCCGGCAGCTCGGTCTCACCACCGAGCAGTTCAAGCAGGCGCGCAGCCAAGAGAACGCCGCCTGAAGCGGCGCTGGTGGCAGGAGCGGGAAACACCTCATTAACCATCGATTGACGGAGGCACACGATGACGGCACTCATCAAGGACCGCGACACGCCCTGGCGCGATGGCGATCGGTTCAACTTCCCCCTCGCGGCCGCGGCGAAGGTGTTCGCGGGCGGGCTCATCGGCATCAACTCGAGCGGCTTCGCCGTCAAGGCGACCGCCACCACCGGGCTCAACATCCGCGGCATCGCCGAGGATCAGGTCGACAACACGGCCGGCGCGAACGGCGCGCTCTCCGTCAACGTGCGGGCCGGCGTCTTCCGGTTCGCGAACAGCGGCGTCAACCCCGTCACCGCCGCGCACATCGGCGCGACCTGCTACGCCGAGGACGATCAGACGGTCGGCTCGGCGCCGGCCGGCAAGAGCGTCGCCGGGATCGTGGTCGACGTCGACTCGGTCGGCGTGTGGGTGGCGGTCGGACTGCTGCCCTACCCGTCAGCGCACGACAGCTTCATCGCGGAGGTCACCGTCTCGAGCGCCCAGCTCCTCGCGCTGTTCGCGACCCCGCAGCCGCTCGTTGCCGCACCGGGCGCCGCGAAGGCGAACATCCTGGATGAGATCACGCTGTTCCTCGATTTCGCGACGACCGCCTACGGCGGCATCGCGGCGGGCGAGGACCTCACGGTCAAGTACACCGACGCGAGCGGCGCCATTCTCGCCACCATCGAGACGACCGGCTTCCTCGATGCGACCGCGGACGCGGTGCGGATCGCGCCGATCACGACCGCGGCCGCGCACACGCCGGTGCCGAACGCGGCGCTCGTGCTGCACCTCCTGGTCGCGGAGATCGCGACCGGAGATTCGCCGCTCAAGGTCCGCACCCGGTACCACATCATCGACACCGCCTGGTAATCGGGACTCCGGTCACTTTCTGTCAATCACGAGGACACGCACATGCTACTCAACGCTGCCAATCTCGCGGGACTCACCACCGGGTTCCGCGGGAACTACAACACCGGCTTCAACAGCGCGGCGACCCACTACATGCAGATCGCGAGCGTGGTGCCGAGCACGACGGCGGACAACAAGTATCCGTGGCTCGGCGACATGCCCGGCATCCGCGAGTGGATCGGCGAGCGGGAGATCCACAAGCTCGCGCAGTTCGACTACGCCATCAAGAACAAGAAGTGGGAGATGACGATCGCGGTGCCCGCCGACGACATCAAGGACGACCAGTACGGGGTGTTCGCGCCGCTGTTTGCCAACATGGGCTTCGAGACGGCGCGCTTCCCGGATGAGCTGGTATTCGAGCTGCTGGCCGCGGGGTTTGCGCAGAACGCCTACGACGGGCAGTTCTTCTTCGACAGCGACCATCCGGGCTGGGACGCCACCGGGGCTGAGGTCAGCGTCTCCAACCTCCAGGCGGGCGGGGGCAATCCCTGGTTCCTGATGGACACCCGGCGGCCGCTGAAGCCGCTGGTCTATCAACTGCGCGAGTCGTTCGACTTCGTCGCGCGGGACAACCCGACCGACGAGAACGTGTTCAAGAAAGACGAGTTCGAGTACGGGGTCAAGGGGCGCATGAACAGCGGCTTCGGCTTCTGGCAGCAGGCGTTCGGGTCGAAGGCGGCACTCGATGCGACGAACTTCAACGCCGCGTACGCGGCGATGATGGGGCTGAAGAAGCGCTCGGGCAAACCGCTCGGTGTCCGCCCGAACCTGCTGGTGTGTGGCTCCACCAACCGTGCGGCGGCGCTCGAGGTGGTCAAGGCCGAGCGGCGCGCGGACGGCGCGACCAACATCAACCGCGACGCCGTCGACGTGCTCGTCACGGAGTGGCTCGCATAGCGAATCCTGCGACGAAAACGCCAACGTAGCCGTTGACGCCTGCTCTGCGGTGGCGCGCTAGGCGGGTCGAGGCCGACTGAAGTCCCGCGGCCGGAAGCGCCACAGTTCCGGCCGCGGGCAGTCAAGAGGAGTGCGACATGAAACTGAAGGTCACGGCACATCGGGATGGGTACCGCCGCGCGGGCCGCGCGTGGACGCGCGCGACCACAGTGGTCGACGTCAGCGAGTTCACCGAGGAGCAGGCGCAGCAACTGCGCGCTGACCCGCATCTCGTCATCGAAGCGTTCGACGATGACGATCCGAGGGTCGCGCTGATCGCGGTGCGCGACGCCGCCCACGCGATGGGGGCGGAGGATCCGGAGCACAAGAATCCCGACTGGTGGGACAAGCAGGGACGCCCGGTGCTCGATGTGCTGAGCGAGCGCGTCGGCTTCAAGGTCAGCGGCCCGATGCGCGAGGCTGCGCTCGAGCCCCAGAAGTAACCCAGGGTCCAGTGCTCGACCTGCTCAGAAACCTCGGACGCAGGCGCAAGCCGGCCGCGTCAGCGCCCGAGGCGCCCGAGTGGCGCCGCGAGGGCTTCTCGGCCGCGCACTTCTACACCGCCGCGTTTCAGAGCATCACGATCACGGTGCGCCAGGTGCCCCCTTCCGAGATCCAGGACTACTGCGGACCCGGCGCGCTCGCCTGCTATGACCCGAACCGCCGGATCATCACCATCCCGCGGATCTTCCACGACGCCGAGCACGAGAAGTTCCACGCGCTCGGCGAGGAGCTGTGGCACGCGCTCGGCGGCCACCATCACGGATGAGCGCGATGAGCACCTGGCACGTGATCTACGACCCGGCGAGCGGGCGGGAGCTGAGCCGCACGAGCGTGCTGCCGGAGAAGCTCCAGGAGGGTCAGGCGGCGGTGGAAATCGGCGAGCACGAAACGGCGCCCGACGGGATCTGGAACCCGCAGTCCCTCGCCCTCGATCCGCGGCCGCCCGACTCCGTGCGCGCGATCCGCACCTGGTTGAAGCGCTTCACGCTGGAGGAGATGGTCGCCATCAAGCGCGGCGAGGCCGAGGGGGACTACGTGATGGGGGCGCTCCTCGAGGTGCTGCGCCTCCTCGAGAGCGCGCGGCTCGATCTGGACGATCCGTTCCTCGCCGCCGCCCTCGACCACTGCATCGCGCAGGGCTACCTCGCTGCCGGGCGCAAGAGCGCGCTGCTCGACAAGACGGTGCCGTGAGTGGAATGGCCTTTCATCCAGTCGTTCAACCGCGCGGTCGCAGGCGGCCTCGTCACCGCTTCGACCACGCTGACCACGCTCACGGGCGGTGCCAGCGCGCACACCAAGGGCTCGGCGGTGGAGTTGGTCTCCGCGGCCAACAATCCGGGCTTCGATCTCCTGGTCGTGATGCTGATGACCGGCACCACGGCGCGCGAGGCGCTCATCGACATCCTGGAGGGCGATTCGAACAAGGTCGTCGTTCCGGACCTCTACATCAGCAACAACCTCACTGCCTGGTCGGCGGCCTACAAGATCCCGCTGTCGCGCCCGCCGGGGCGCAAAATCTCGGCGCGCGCGCAGACCTCGGACGCGAGCGGCACGGTGGCCTGCGCGGTCGCGCTCTTCAAGGGCGCGTTCCTCAATCCGCTCGGATTCACCCGCTGCACCGCCTACGGCGTCGATGCGGCGAACACCGGGGGCGTATCGGTGTCGGCCGGGGGTACCGCCAACACGCGCGTCGTGACGCAGATCGCCTCGAGCGTCGCGAATCCCATCAAGTCCGCCATCATCAGTGCGGGCTCGGGCGGGGATATCACCCTCGGGGACATCTCGCTGTTCGTCGATCTCTGCATGGGGGCGAGTGACAAGGTCGTGGTGCCGCCCTATCACTTTCGCACGACCGTCTCGGAGAGCTTCGTCGGCATGCCGACGCCGGCGCTGCCGTGTTTCATCCCCGCGGGCAAGAAGCTCGCCCTCGGGGTGCAGAGCGATTCGAGCAACACCGGCTTCAACACGCTCGATTACATCGTGCACGGGCTCGACTGATGCCGACGACCTCTGCCTTCAACGGCACCATCACCTCGGACGCGACCGATCAGACCATCGGCGGCGAGCTGACCGCGGCCGGCACGTATGTGCTCTACCTCGATGTGAGCCCGCTCGCCGATGACGACGAGATCGAGATCGCGCGCTGGCGCCAGCAGAACTCAACCGACGGGTACCGGGAGATCGGCGAGCGCGTGCCGCTCCGGCACGACTTGGGGGATCGCTGGATCGAGTCCCCGCCGATGGTCCTGACCGCGATTGACGCCAACGAAAAAGGCAAGTTCACCGTGAAAAGGGTGGCCGGCACCGACCGCACCTACCGGCATAACGTGGCGAAGATCGCATGAGCCTGCGCAACTTCCACCTGCCGCTGCTCATCCCCACGACGTACGTCGCCAATGCCGTCGAGTTCGATGGTATCAATGATGATCTCAGCCGTGCCTCCGACTTCCTCGGCAACGCCGACAGCAAGCTCGGCACCCTGGTGTGCTGGTTCAAAGGGCATGTAGACGTTGACGATCAAAACCGCGGGCTCTTGTCGTCCGATGCAGGGCGCGTCCATCTGCGTTGGCTATCCGACGGGAAACTTCGACTGCGTGCCACAAACGCCGCCGGAACCGACGTCATCGTGCTCGAGTCGAGCGCGTACACCTCCGCCGCCGGATGGACGTCTCTCTTGGTGTCCTTCGACTTGTCCGATAGCGCCAAGCGACATCTGTACATCAATGACACCTCTGATCTGAGTGTGGTGACGTTCGTCAACGACACCATCGACTATACCCGGAACAGTTGGCTGATCGGCATCGACACCGCTGGCAATCGATTCATGGGCTGCCTGTCGGAGTTCTGGTTCGCACCGGGCATCTATATCGATTTTTCGATCGCAGCCAACCGCCGCAAGTTCATCGACGCCGCCGGCAAACCCGTCTTCCTCGGCGCGGACGGATCTCTGCCGACCGGCACCGCGCCCATCCTCTACCTCAACGGCGACTCGACAGACTTCCAGACCAACCGCGGCACGGGCGGCGACTTCACGGTCAACGGTGCGCTCACCGATTGCGCCGATTCGCCGAGCGATGATGACATCCTGCTCGCGGCGACTCCCTCAGCGACCGCCACCGTCGCCGGCAGCCTCTCGACGGAGATCCGCGCCGCCGCCGCCGTCACCGCGACCACCGCCCTCGCCGGACAGCTCACGACCGAGATCCCGCTCACCGCGCAACCAGCCGCAACCGCTACCCTCGCGGGCAGCCTCACGACCGAGATCCCGCTCCAGACGGCGCTGACCGCCCAGGCCGCCGCCACCGCGCAGCTCATGACCGAGATCCGACTCCTCGGTCAATGCAACTCCCTGGCGGCGGTGGCGCCGGCGCTCACGATCGAGATCCATTGTCAGAGCACACTCACAGCCTCCGCCCAGATCGCCGCGATGCTTCAGGGCGCAGGCCTCGGCCAGATTGAGGACCTCGATGTCCTCTCCCTGACAGCGGCGCGCGACGTGCAGGCCATCACACCGCGTTTAACCGTCACTCGAATCTAGGAGCGCCGCCATGTCCGCAATGAGCGATTATCTGGAAGGCGAGATCATCAAGCACATCTTCCGCACCGGCAGCTTCACCAAACCGAGCGCGCTCTACGTGGCGCTCTATACCGCCGCCCCGTCGGATTCCGGTGGCGGCACCGAGGTGTCGGGCGGCAGCTACGCCCGGGCGCAGTTGAACCCGAGCGACTCGAACTGGGCGGCGCCCTCATCGGGCAATGGCCTGACCGACAACCTGGCCGAGATCACGTTCCCGGCGCCCACTGCGAACTGGGGCCAGGTGACGCACCTCGGGATCTTCGATGCGGCGAGCGGCGGCAACCTCCTCATCCACGGGGCGCTGACGACGCCCAAGACCATCAACAACGGCGATCCGGCGCCGAAATTCGCGGTCGGCGCGCTCGACGTCACCTTCGCCTGATGCCATGACGCATGAAACGCGAGATCGTCTATCTCGGGCACGACAACACGAACGATCTGCTGTTGCGCTCCGACGGCGTACCGATCGACATCACGCCGGTAACCCGGTTCACGCTGCGGCTCGGGGCGACGACCATCGATTCCGCCGTGGATACGGACGCGTTTACGTGGCCGGTCGATCGGACGTGGAAGAAGCAAGCCGTCAAGGCGCTCGTATTGCAGCTCGGCAGCCTCCAGCTCGCCGCCGGCGAGTACCTCGGGCGGCTCGTGTCCTACGACCCCGACAACCCGAACGGTCTGGTGTGGACCGAAGAGCTACCGGTCACGGTGGTGGCGTGAGGCGATGAGCTACGCGACTGAAAGCGACATGGTGAGCCGGTTCGGCCGGGATCAGCTCGTGCAGCTCACCGACGAGGACGGGCGCGGCGTCATCGACAGCGACAAAGTCACCAAGGCATTGAACGACGCCGCCGGCGAGATCGACGCGCACCTCGAGCCGCGGTACCAACTGCCACTCGCCACCGTCCCGATCAGCCTGGTGCGCATTGCCTGCGACCTCGCGCGCTACTACTTGTACACGGATGCCGCCCCCGAGCAGGTCAACAAGCGCTACGACGCCGCCATCAAGTTTCTCGGCGCCATCGCGAGGGGGGACATCAAGCTCGGCGCCGACGACCAGCTCGACGACTCGGAGAATCTGGTCGAGTTTGCAGGTGGCGGTAATGTCTTCGATCGCTCCGATGACGGATTCATCTGATGCTCGAGGACTATCTCGCCGTCGGTGACGCGATGATCGAGCGGATCAGGGACCAGGTCGGTGCGCTCGCGTTCGTCGGCGCGGCGTCGGATCTCGCCACAGTGCAGGAGAGCCAGCAGACGACGCCGGCGGCGTTCGTGGTGTATCAGGGCGACCGCATCGCCGATGACGCCGGCGAGGGTGAACGCACGGCGGTCGATCAGCAGTGGCTCGTGTGGCTGATGGTGCGCAACGCTAGACAGGCTCGCACCGGTGATGGCGTGCGTCAGGAGGCCGGACCCGTGCTCTCTTCGCTCATCGCCGCACTCTCGGGTTGGAAGCCGCTCGATGGATTGCGAGCGTTCAAGCGGGTCAATGCGCCGCGGCCGCTCTACAGCAAGGCTGCCGGCTATTTTCCATTGATGTTCACAACGAGGGTTTTCACATGAAGGTCAAGGTGACACTGAAACGTGACCACGAGGACGCGGGCCGGCAGTACCAGTCCGGCGACGTCCTCGAGGTCGACGAAGGCACGGCCGCCTGGCTGAGCGAGCAGGGCGTGATCGACGCACCGAGCGGAAAGTCCAAACCAAGGGAGACAACACGCGATGGCAACTAACCTCTACTTCAGCGGCCAGGGCCGCGTCTACGTCGCCGAGCGCGACGGCAGCGGCAATCACAAGCAGCTCGTGTGGGTCGGCAACGTCAACGGCCTGAGCGTGCAGTTCGAGACCGAGGAGGAGGAGCACACCGAGAGCTACTCCGGGCAGCGCCTGGTCGATGCCACCCTCATCACCGCGAAGCGGGCCAATTTTACCGCGCGGCTCGAGTCCTTCGATCTCGACAACCTCGCGCTCGGGCTGTTCGGCACCAAGGTCACCGTGACGGGCGCCTCGGTCACCAATGAGGCATTCCCGAGCGGGCTCGTGGTGGGTGACGTCGTGGCGACCAAGCACCCGAAGATCTCCTCTGTCACCGTCAAGGACAGCGCGGGCACCCCGGCGACGCTGGTGCTCAACACCGACTATTCCATCGAGGATGACGGGTTCGGCCGCATCAAGATCCTCAACCTCGGGGCCTACACGCAGCCCTTTAAGGCGGATTACACCTACGGCGCGCGCAAGGACGTCGGCATGTTCAAGAACCCGCCGCCGGTGCGCTGGATCCGGTTCGACGGGCTCAACACGGCCAACAGCGACTCCAAGATCCAGGTGGACCTCTACAAGGGACAGTTCGCGCCGCTCTCCGAGCTCGCGTTGATCGGCAACGAGTTCGCCGGCTATGACCTGACCGGCAAGGCGCTGCTCGACGACACCAAGCTCTCCTCCGATCCGCTCGGGCAGTTCGGCCGGATCCGAGACCTGGCGTGAGCGAGGGCCTGGAGACGCTCGTCGTCGAGCCGGCCATCCTCGAGGTGGCCGGCCGCACCTTCCAGGTGCACCCGCTCACGATCGGGCAGTTGCCGCGGTTCACGAAGGCCGTGCGACCGCTCATGGCGGAGATCGGCAAGGACGACTTCGACGTCGTGGCGCTCATCGCGGAGCACGGCGAGCGCCTGACCGAAGCGATTGCGATCGTGACGCATGCGAGCGTGGATGAGATCGGGGCGCTTCCGGCCGAAGCGATCGTGCCGCTTGCGACTGCGGTCGTGGAGGCCAACCTCGATTTTTTCGCCCAGCGCCTGCTGCCGGCGTTCGTCCAAGCGGCGGACCGCCTGACCCTCGAGCTTGGCCGGATGCCGTTCAATGCCTCGTCGGCGCCGGGCACCGGTTCCCCGACGTCTTAGGCTACACGCTCGGGCAGGTGCGCGCATTGGTCGACGCCGTCGCGCGCGCCGAGCGGCGGCAGGCGCGTCAGCAGCTGGTGCTGATGCGGGGCGTGCTCGCGTCGAAAAAGGATTTCAACAAGCTGTTGAAGTCGCTCGAGGAGCCGGTATTCAGAACAAAATGACGGCGAGTAGGATGACGAGCGCGACCACGATGAGGCTGTTCCGCGCGAGTGCGACCCAGCCGATGAGCCCGATGAGTGTCATCCACGTGGCCCACTCGCCGTACTTCCCCATGAGCAAGAATCCCGCGAGGGCCATCCAACCGCACAGGGTGCCCAGCCGGTGGTCGAAATTTGCCTCGATCCGCGGGCTGTCGTCCTTGGCGTCCATGAGGGCAGTATAGGTGGCCGAGCAAGAGCTATCCATCATCATTCGTGCGCGCGATCTCGCCACCGCTGCGATTGCGCGTGTGCGCCAGGCCGCCCGCGGGCTGGGCGGCGGTTTCACCGGCGCGGCCCAGGAGAGCGCCAAGGCGACCGGCCAGCTCCGCCAGGGGCTGCGCTCCATCAGCGACCAGCTCGAGGCGACCCGCCGATCGGCGGTGCGGCTGGTGCAGGTTCTCGGCGGGTTCGCGGTCATCCGCAACATCTTCAATACGGCCGCGGAGTTCCAGTCGCTGCGCGCGTCGATGCGTGCGGTCACGGGGTCGGCCGATGCTGCCGAAGCGGCGCTCGCCTTCGTGCGCAGCGAAGCCGAGCGGCTGCGGATCCCGCTCGCCGTCGCGACCCGCAATTTCGTGCAGCTCACGGCGGCTGCGCGCGGCACGGCCCTCGAGGGCGCGGGCACCCGGCAGATCTTCACCGCGCTCTCGGAGGCGGGGCTGGTGCTCGGACTCTCGGGCGAGGATCTCGCGGGCACGATGCGCGCCGTGCAGCAGATCATGTCGAAAGGTGTCGTCTCGGCCGAGGAGCTGCGCCAGCAACTCGGCGACCGCCTGTTCGGTGCGTTCCAGATCGCCGCGCGGTCGGTCAATTTGACGACTGCCGAGCTGAACAAGCTGATCGCGAGCGGCGAGCTCGCCTCCGACGCGTTCCTGCTGCGTTTCGCCGAGCAGATCCGCAAGGAATTCGGCAAGGACGTGCCCGCGGCGACCCGCACGGCGCGCGCGGCGCTGGTCGAGTTCCAGAACGCGCTCACAGATCTCAAGCTCGCGTTCGCCGAGAGCGGTTTCCTGGATGCCCTCAGCGACACCTTCCGGGAACTCGGCAAGACGCTGAAAGATCCGGACGTGCGGGCCGGCGCCGAGGTCCTCGGCAAGAACCTCGGTGATTTGATCCGCCTGATCGGCCAGCACTCCACCGAGATCGACAACTTCCTCGGCGGTCTCATCGGACTGAGCGTCGGTGGCGCGACTGCCGATCAGCTCGCGAAGCTCGCCAAGCACCCGCTGCTGCAATTGGCCATCAAGGGCGGCGGCCGGCTCGGCGGCGCCGCGGCCGGCTTTGCGCTCGCGGATCGCCTGATCCCCGATGCCCCGCGCACTGTCTCCGACGTCGAGCGCATCGGCCGCTCGATCGAGCTGCTGCGCATGCAGCTCGAGCAACTGAGACGAGGCGTTGAACTGCGGACCATCAAGCCCGAGCGCGCCGCCGCGGCCATCGCCCAGATCGAGACCCGCATCGCGGAGCTCCAGGCGCGGCGCGAGGCGCTCGAGGCGAAAGCCGGTACGGCGGGCGGCCCGCCGGGTGAGCTGCCCCCGCTCGTGACCCCCGATCTCGCGGAAGAGGCGAAGCGGCGCACCAAGCTCGTCGAGGCGGAAGCCGAGGCGCAGTTCGCGGTGCTGCGCGATGCGCTCACGCGGGAGCAGCAGGCCCTCGATGCCCAGCTCGAGCAGAATGCGGTCAGCACCCGGCGTTTCTACGAGGAGCGGACGCGCATTGCGCAGGCGCAAATCGACGCGGAGATCGACGCCAAGCGGCGTCAACTGGAGGAGGAGAGGCGGCTGGTCGCAGCGGCCGCCGATGAGGACGATCGCGTCGCCGCACTCGGCCGCATCGCGAAACTCGAGTCCGAGATCACGGTGCTGTCTCGGAATCGCCTTCAGGTCGAGCTCGACGCCGTCACCGCGCTCACCATCGCCGAGCGGGAGCACGCGGACGAGCTCGCCCACGTGCGCGACCGGCTGCTGGATCTGACCGGCACCGCGACCACCGCCGATCGGCGGGCCGCTGTGGAGCGCGAGTTCCGGGACCTCATCAAACGTCTGAGGGCGGAAGGCGACCAGGCGGGTCTCGACGTCGTGACGAGGCTCATCAACGTGGAAGCCGCCCGCGCGGAATTCGGGGCGCTCGAGCGCGACTTCGTGCAGTCGCTCGAGCGCATGCGCGCTGCCGAGGATGCGCTGCGGATCCAGCGCGAAGCCGGCCTCCTGACGGAGGCACAGCTGCGCGAGCGGGTGCTCGAGCTGCACGGCCGGACGGCCCTGGAAGTGGAGGGCCTGATCCCCGAGCTCGAGCGCCTGGCGAAGTCGATCGGTCCGGAGGCGGTGAATGCGGTCGAGCAGTACAAGAATCAGCTCGCGAGCGTCAAGCTCGTCGTCGACGAGGTCGCACAGCGCATCAATGGTGCCTTCCAGGACGCGCTCTCTGATCTGTTCACCGACGTGACGACGGGCGCGAAATCGGCGAAGGAAGCGTTTCTCGACTTCGCCGACTCCGTGCTGAAGGCCATCAACCGGATCTTGGCCGAGAAGTTCGCCGAGAAGCTGCTCGGATCGCTGTTCGAAGGCGGCGGTGGCGGCTCCGGCGGGATCGGCGGGTTCGTCTCCAAGCTCTTCAATCTGAAGCACGCCGGCGGCCTGGTCGAGACCGCCGCGCCGCGCGTCCGGCTGCCGGCGCTCGCGTTCGCCGGCGCCCCGCGCTTGCACGATGGCGGAGTCCTCGGGCTGCGTCCCGATGAGATCCCGATCATCGCCCGGCGCGGCGAGGAGGTGCTGACCGAAGACGATCCGCGGCACGTACGCAACCGCGGCGCCGGCGTCAACGTCCAGATGACCGTCATGACGCCCGACGCCGGGAGCTTCCTGCGGTCGAAGGGTCAGATTGCGGCGGAGCTCCAGATCGCGCTCAGCCGGGCGCGGCGGAATCTATGAGCTTCGTCGAGACCCGCATCAATGAAATCATCGGCGCGGTCCTCTACGACACCGCCGGCGGACCGCTCTTCTCGACCGACGTGGTGGTGGTTCAATCGGGCTTCGAGAAGCGCAACATCAACTGGAACGAGGGGCGCGGCCGCTGGGAACTCGGCGAGCGGCGGTTGACGCGCGCCGAGCTCCAGGCCGTCATCGACTTCTATCGCGCGATGCGCGGCCGCGCGTTCGGTTTCCGGTTCAAGGATTGGGCCGATTATGCGGTGACGACTGCCGAGGGCGTGCTCGATCTCGGTGTCGGGACCGGCAAGCCGACTTATCAGCTCTATCGCGAGTACGTGGAGGACACGGCGACCGACCGGCGGAAGATCGTGAAGCCGGTCGACCCCATCACCGTGTACCTCAACGCGAGTCCGGAGGCGGGCGCGTCGGTGGATTACACCACCGGCATCGTGACCATGCCCGCGTTCGCGACGCGGACCATCACGGCCATCACCCAGGCGAACCCAGGCCAGGTGACGACATCGGCGGCGCACGGGTTCTCGACCGGCAATCTCATCTACATCACCGGTGTGGGGGGCATGACGCAGGTCAACAACCTGGTCTTCACCATCACCAACGTCGATTCGACGCATTTCACGCTGGGCGTCGACACGACGAACTACGGCACCTACACCAGCGGTGGCACGGCGGCCAAGTACCCGCAGCCGGCCGATGCGCTCACGTGGGCCGGTGAGTTCGACGTGCCCGTGCGCTTCGACACCGATCAGCTCCGCACGCGCTTCGACGCCTGGCGTGAAGCAGACGAGGAGGCGCTCCACTATCTGTTCAGCCTGCCGATCGTGGAGCTCAGACTGTGAGCCCGTCATCTCCCGCGAGGCGTGCGGGGATGGTGTTCGGCTTCCTCGAACACGGGTGGTGGAAGCCGGCATGAAGACGATCTCTGGTGCACTGGCAACGCACCTCGCGGGCGAGCTCACCACGCTCGCCACGTGCTGGCGCGTGACGCGGCGCGACGGCGCAATCTTCGGATTCACCGATGCCGTCGGGAACCTCAACATCGATGGCGTGCTGTTCGAGGCGGATGCCGGCTACACGCCGACCACGGTAGCGACCTCGAGCAACCTGGCGGTGGACAACCTCGACGTCGAAGGACTGCTCGACAGCGAGCATATCACCGAGGTCGACATCCAGGCGGGGCTGTGGGACCACGCCGAAGTCGAGATCTTCCAGGTCAATTACCTCGATCTGACGCAGGGCAAACTGTGGCTGCGCAAGGGCCGGCTCGGGGAGGTGCGGATCGGCCGCTCGTCGTTCGTGGCAGAGCTCCGGGGCCTGGCGCAGGCGCTCCAGGCGACGATCGGTGAGCTCTACTCCGTCACGTGCCGGGCGGATCTGGGCGATGGCCGCTGCCAGGTCAACCTGGCGTCGTTCACGGTGACCGGGACGGTCACGGCGGTGTCGAGCCGCCGGGTGTTCACTGACAGCGGCCGGGGAGAGGCGGCCGGATGGTTCGCGTTCGGGAAGCTCACCTGGACGAGCGGCAACAACGACGGCTTCGAGATGGAGGTCAAGGCGTTCTCGGGCGGTGTCTTCACGCTGGTGCTGCCGATGCCGTATGACATCCAGATCGGCGACGGGTACTCGGTGTACGCCGGTTGCGACAAGCTGTTCAGTACCTGCAAGACCAAGTTCAACAACGTCGTCAATTTCCGCGGCGAGCCTCACCTGCCTGGCGTCGACGCCATTCTGCGAGGACCGAAATGACGACCCGGGCCGACGTCATCGCCGAAGCGCGGTCGTGGCTCGGAACGCCGTTCGCGCACCAGGGCCGGCTCAGGGGCGTGGGCGTCGACTGCGCAGGCATCGTGATCGGCGTCGCCCACGCGCTCGGGATCTCTGATTTCGACCATTCAGGCTATGGGCGCGAGCCGCACGGCGCGATGCTCACCAGACTCCTCAACGAGCACCTCATCGCGATCCCGGTCACCGAGCCGGCGGCGGTGCTCGAGATCGCGTTCGCGCGGGAGCCCCAGCACCTGGCGATCCTCACCGACGTCGACACCATCGTGCACGCCTACCAGCGGATCGGCGCCTGCCGTGAGCACAGCTTCGGGGCGCACTGGCGGCGTCGCGTGCGCGGGATCTACCGCTTCCCCGGGGTGACTTGAATGGCGCAGCTCGCGCTCGCGGTCGTCGGTGCCGGGATCGGATCGGTCTTCGGCCAGGCGGCGCTCGGGTTCGCGATCGGGTCGACGCTCGGCGGTTTCCTCTTTCCGGCCAAGCTGCCGGACATCCAAGGCCCGCGCGTCAGCGACCTGCGCGTTCAGAATTCCGCGTACGGGCTGATGGTTCCGATCGTCTACGGCACGGCGCGGATCGCCGGCAACGTGATCTGGTCGACGCCGATCAAAGAGACGGTGCACCGCACGCGCGTCTCCGGCGGCAAGGGCGGACCCAAGCAGACGCAGACGAGCTACACCTATTCGGCGAGCCTCGCGGTGTCGCTGTGCGAAGGGCCGATCACCGGCGTGCGGCGGATCTGGGCGAATGGCAAGGTCATCTACGACGTGAGCGACACCGCGACCACGGAGGCCCTGCTCCGGAGCAATCAGAACGCGCGGGACATCACGATCTACACGGGCACCGAGACCCAGTTGCCCGATCCGCTCATCGAGAGCTTCGTCGGCGTCGGTGACGTACCAGGGTATCGCGGCCAGGCGTACGTCGTCTTCGACGACTTCCAGCTCGCGGATTACGGCAACGTCATCCCGAACTTCACCTTCGAGGTCGTCAACGGCGCGACGGCGCCGACGGTGACACGCACGTATGCCGCGATCCCGCAGGTCGACGGTCAGACCGTGACGGTGCGGGGCTACCCCAGCAAGTACGCGCTCGAGGGCAACGCGGTGATGCTGGTCGGCAACGCCATCGGCACGCTCTATTGGGCCATGTATCTCGGCCCGACCGTCTCGAGAGTGGTAGGCGGGCCGTTCCCGACCGGTCCGGCCGGAGCGCCGGTCGGCACCAAGCGGGTGAACAGCAACATCACCGCGGGCTGGGGGCGGTACGACAGTGTCGACCTCTATGCCCTCTACTTCGCCGACGGCAGCACCCTCCAGGTGGTCCCGCCGGCGACGTTCAGCGAGACATCGGAGTTCGCCGCGTACGACAGTGGTCTCAACCTGCTCGTGCTCGGCAACAGCAGTGGCTCTGATACGTATGTCCATGCGTTCGTCGGCGGCAACCTGGTCAATACGCTTCGGATCCAGTCCCTTTTCCCGGACGCCGGCAACCGCGTGGCCATCGACATCACGAGCGCGTTCGTGTACCTGCTCATCCCTCGCTCGCCTCCGACGATTGCACGGTTCGATCACCGTCTGAACTATCTCGGGAGCGAGCCGATCGCCCCGGATCTGCCATCCGTCTCCCCGGGTTGGATCCGCGCGGCCGGCGCGAGCGAGTTCTACGTCGTGACGGCTTCGAACGGGGTCTATCGAATCGTCAACGGGGTTTCGAGTGCGTGGATGACCGGCCCGAATGGCACCGAGCAGTGGTTCGCGATTCAGTCCGAGCAGGTGCTCTTGAAGGACGACATCATCGACCAGTTCACCCTGTACTCACGGGTCGTGACCGCCGGAGCGCTCGATCTCTCGACGGTGGTCAGCGATCTGTGCGCGAGGGCGGGCCTCGAGGCCCCGGACATCGACACCACCGCGCTGACGGACGACGTCGACGGCTTTGTCATTGCCTCGCAGATGCCGGCCCGCCGCGCGATAGAGCCGCTCCAGCGGACCTATTTCTTCGACGCGGTGGAGTCGGACCAGGCCCTGCGCTTCGTCAAGCGAGGCGGCGCTCCGGTGGCCACCGTTCCCGAGGACGATCTGGGCGCGGTCGAGTTCGGCCAGACGCCGGTCGAGCCGCTCGAAATCGTGCGCGGCGAGGAGGCTGACATCCCCGCGACCGTGAACGTGGTCTACAACAGCCAGGCGAAAGAGTACCAGCAGGCGACGCAGCAGGCGCGTCGGATCACGACGCTCAGCCGGGAGGCGACCACTGTGGAACTCCCGCTCGCGCTCGCTAACGACAAAGCGCGCCAGGTGGCCGAGCTGCTGCTGCACGACGCTTGGGTCGACCGAACGCGGTTGCGGTTCCGTTTGACGCGCGGTTACGCGGCGCTCGAGCCGACCGATGTGATCAACGTCGAGCGTGGTGCGGCGACGCACACGTTGCGTTTGGTGAAGAAGGCTGAGGGGCGGCCCGGTGTGCTCGAGCTTGAAGCAGTCGCCGAGGAAATCTCGGTGTACGAACAGACCGCGCCGGGTGGCGACGAGGTGCCGACGGACGATGTGCTTGGCCTGGCTGGACCGACGACGCCGCTGCTGCTCGATATCCCGCTGCTGCGCGATCAGGATGACAACGCAGGGTTCTATGCCGCGGTTGCCGCCTACGAGGCCGGGTGGCCAGGCGCCGTGCTGTACCGGTCGGAGGATGACGGGCAGAGCTACGACCAGGTGCAGGCGTTCCTGCTTGCCGCCACGTGGGGGACGGCATCCACGACCCTCGGGAACTTCACCGGCGGGAACATCTTCGACGAGACGAACTCGGTCACGGTGACCCTCACGAGCGGGGAGCTCGAGTCCCGGGACGAGGTGAGCGTCCTGAATGGTGCCAACGCCTGCCTGCTCGGGAGCGAGATCCTGCAATTCAGGACCGCAACGCTCATCGCGGAGAAGCAATACACGCTCAGCGGGTTGTTGCGCGGGCGGCGCGGCACCGAAGCCGCGATCGCAACGCACGTGGCAAACGAGCGATTCATCCTCCTCGAAGCGGATGCGCTGCGGCGGATCGTCGGGGCGAGCGCCGAGCTGAATCTCGAGCGGGACTACAAGGCGGTCACCATCGGCGGCGTCGTGCAGGACACGTTGCCGCTTGCGTTCACCAACACGGGCCGGGGGCTGCGCCCGTACTCGGGTGTGCAGTTGGGCGGCGGCCGCAACGCGGCAGGAGATCTGACCATCAACTGGGTGCGCCGCACGCGGGTCGGCGGCGAGTGGCGTGACAACGTCGACGCGTCGCTCGGGGAAGCGAGCGAGTCGTACGAGATCGAGATCTGGACGTCCGGGTTCACGACCTTGAAGCGGACACTGACGGCAAGCTCCCAGACGGTGACCTACACGGCCACCGATCAGACGACGGATTTTGGTGCGGTTCAGGCATCGGTGTCGGTGCGGGTCTACCAGCTCAGCGCGACCGTCGGCCGAGGAGACGTGTTGCAGGGAGTGATCTGATGGCGAACAGCTCAACGAATCTCGATCTGATCAGCAGCGGACAGGCGTCGAAGGAGGTCACGGCGAACGCCGTTTTCGACGCCGGGTCGCCGGCGACGTCCTTCGGCCGGCGTGCGTCGACGACGAGCGGCCTGACCTGGGGGCTGTACGGCGGAACGGCGCTGCTGAACGGCGTGCCTGTGCAGGTGGCGAATGACTCCTTCCAGTTGGTGGCGAGCCGGACGCAGCAGATCGAGGCCGGGCCGGTCTCGTCGACGACGCGGGCGGTCACGGCGATCACGGCCGCGAATCCCTGTGTCGTCACGGTGGGTTCGAACCACGGGTTCGAAGTCGGCGACGTTGTATGGTTCGACAACTCGCTCGCGATGACGAACCTGCGCAAGTCATTCGCTCGGGTGACTGCGATTGCGGCGACCACCATCACCATCAACGTGAACACGTCGGGGTTTTCGGGCACGGGAAGCGGTGGGACCGCCGCCAAGGTGACGACGGCCGGAACGCCGTCGGTGAAGGTGGGCAAGGGCCTCGATATCGGCAACGCCTTCGTGGCGCCGATGCCGCTCTATCAGATCGTCACGGGGGCGAGTTCGGTCACGAGCTACACCGATCACCGATCGACGGCGCGGCCGGAGAGCGGGCGCGTGTCAATCAACGTGGCCGGGAACTCGAACGTGGTCCTGACGGCGGCGCAGGCGCGGTGCCAGGTCATCGAGCTGACCGGAACCCTCACGGGGAACATCGCGCTCATCGTGCCGCCGACCGTGTGGTGGTGGCAGATCCAGAACGTGACCGGCGGCGCGTTCACGGTGACCGTACGCACGCCGGCCGGCACCGGCGTGGTCGCGACGCAGGGCTTGTCGACCGTCGTGGGGAGCGACGGCACAAACGTCGTCTATCTCTCGGGGCAGAAAGCGGGATCGGACCAGGCTGCCGTGACGCTTGGGAACGACGACGGCGACATCGGTGGCTTGACCATCAGCAATCCCCCGACGCAGGCGGAGGTCCAGGCGCTCCGAGATGCCTGTGAGGTCCTGGCGGACGACGTCCGCGCGCTGAGCACGTTGCTCCACTCGCTCCGCCAGGCCGGCATCGACCTCGGCCACATCAAGGGCTCGGCGTGA